AAAAGGCAGCTTATTCGGCTGCCTTTTCTATCTTCTCCTTAAACAATCTCAACTGATCTATACTAGGATGAAAAGTAGGATTCTCCCAGTTCCTAGAGATAACCGAAATCATTGAATCCAGATACTTCCCGCAGTCGAGAATCTTCGCACATTTATCCAATTGGAACTCTCCGGAAGGATATTTCTTGTTGTCAAGAACATCCTTAGCCCATGTCAGTAACTCATTCACCGAGTCGTGGTTGTATTTATTTTCCTCTGCCATAATAACTTTGTTTTCGGCAAAGGTATAAAAAATCCCGGCATATTTAATACACCGGGAGGATTCCATTTTAAAGAGGCAGTTATAAATGGAAGGAGCTATTCACCAAACATATAATCCTCAAAGTACAAGAGATTCCTTTTATTGAGGATCATGTACGCCATATATTTTGGCGGGGAGAGTAAAAGAAGGGAGTCCTGTGCGGACAATCATATTTTGAATATACTCTCTAAAATAAGGCCAGATAAATACTGATAAACTTATCTCTTTAAAAACATCAAAGAAATCTTTTGTTATTGTGACCTCTTTTAATTTACTATATCTGACTTTAAACTCTCCAGATATAGTAAATAGTTTCTCCGCATTTTCTTGCTCGCCAATTATACCATCAAACTTAAAGGAAGCTATAAAACAAGCATTACTTTCAGATTCAGAAAACGAGTATTTATCTTTAAAATTTAAATTGATAGAACCTCCTTCTGATACACACTCAAACACCTTAACATTCCCATCCGATAGAAATATATTATCTAATTTTATGGAAGTTAATATTGAAGAATATTCTTCTGGGGTAATTTTATTTTTCATATTTATATAACTGATTTAAATTCGGTATGTTCATAAAAACGAGATTGAGTAGCATTACAAAACAAGGTATTTGTTTTGTAATTAATTGAATTAAGGTTCCTTAAAATCATATCATTTTGGGCAGTAATCTTTTCATCAATCTCATCTATTTTTCTTTCACATTTCAATGAAACATCATGTTGCCCAATTCCGTATGCTAATAATTGATTAACATAAGAATTGAGGGAAACACCATTCATTTTAGCTTGTTGTATCAACGAAGAATGAACCCATGAGGATGTTCTAACTGAAAATGTACCACTTGAATTTTGCTCCTCATTTACAACTTCAGGGATAGGCTCTCCTTTTTCATACAACATTTCTATAAAAGCATCTTTTTCTTCAATAAAACTATTTAAAGCAGATACTTTATCTTCTCCTATCCCATGACATGCATTTAAACCAAGCTCATTGCAGTATGCAACATACCACTTTTCGCCATCAAGTTCTTCTTTTTTAATAATAACATTGTACTCCAATGATTTGTAGTACTGTAAATCTTTTCGTGACATAATTGTATTGGGTTAGTGAGTTATTGCTTTTTCTTTATCCTTATTATTTCAATTAACACCGGATAAAGATACTGTTTAAAATTAGTCCTCTTTATTAGGACTTCATTGCCACCTTTATGAACAACGTGTACTCCAAAATATTTGCCAGGTGTTGGAGCTAAAGGGTGATAAAATCTTTCCATAGAACCACGTGGGCTATCTTGTAATTTTGCTCCAAGAAATTCCGCAATCTTAACCACATGATTAAAAGGCAGATCCACCACAGGTGCACTATAAAGATTTTCTAGTTCTTTTTCCGCATCCTCAATAGTGGTATCATCCGTTATTTTAAACTTAAATTTCATATAAAACCGAATTTTGGTTGCAAATATAATACCAATATTCCAATTTATAACAGAAAAAAGATAAAAAAAGTTCTTTTTCTTACTCTATTTATACTTATATTCTTTATAATATATATAAAAATCCCCGACTACATAGCCAGGGACAAGCACAAAGATATAACCCTTGCAATAATTGCAAGAGGAATCAGCCAACACAACCACTTTTCTAGGCGTTCCATAGCATTACTAACAGAAGCCGACAGAAATCCGAGTGGTATCGGTCGTCTGCTTGTTCAAGCAATATGTCAAGCTTTTCGTTTCTCATTTTCAAGTACTGAATTTATTCGTTCTTCAGTAAAACCAAAACGGGCGGCAAACTTCTTGAAAGCCCGCATCCTGTTATCCGGAATAAGAGAATACATACTATTAATAGGAGTATTGCTACTTAATGCCTTCTGAACCTGTTTCTTTTTCATGGAATTTATGTATCAAATGTTCAACTTTACTTTTACAGCAATTACACTCACATAGTAAAGACTTCGCGTATTCCCATGTCTTTTCAATAATATCATCTCCGATATACTGAATTTCTTCACCGTACGGATCTATCCCGAATGCCTGGCAGATATGGGTAGCCATGTGACCACATTCATGCCTCCAAGACTTTGCAAATTCTTTTGAGGACGAAGTGAGGGCAATAACCATTACTGTTTCCCGTGTCCCGAAGTTGGAGTAAGTAACTCCGGTATTCAGGTTGCCGGAGTTTATGTTATCGTATGCAGTACGGAGCATATCACCATCGCAGCCGATAGAGTGCATATTATCCAGTATCTCTTCTGTATAATATGTATCTACTGCATAATATGCCATGCAGCTCCAGCCATACTTGGGTAATGTAAACCGTTGTCTTATCATTTATCAGAGCATTTCGTCCCACTCTACCGGTTCTCCGGCCGCAATCATTGTCGCATACCACCGCCGCATTGTTGTTCCGTCAGGAGCATCAGGATCATCAATCGTATCTTTTATGTACAGAGCCAAATGCGCTTCATCAGGAATGGATGATTTCAGGAAGTCAGCCTTCCCCATGTTGGCAACATATACATAGTCATACAATACGTTATTTTCAAGTTTTATACCGTAACGAGTAAGCAATTCATCAACTTTCTCTTTTGATATCGGCTCAATACGTTCCTTTTTCCCAGAAGAAGGATTAAGCTTCTTCATCAAAGATACGGCAAATTCACACATTTTCTTATTGAAATGCCAACCGAAGTTGGACAGATATACCTCCATTTCTTCCGGCCTTCTATCTCTTATATCCAAAGGTTCTCTTCTCATGATTTTACAAAGTTATAGGGAGTAGAAAGCTCCACTCCCTAATTAAACATTAACGATAACGGGAATAGCGTCCTGTACCACGCACGCCACGTCTCTCTCCATAGCCACCACGGTCGCCATAACCTCCACGGTCGGAACCACCGCCATAGCCACCACGTTCGCCCATTTCGTCATAGCGTTCATCGTCATCGTCATAATAACGTTCACGTCTTCCCATGCTTTCATCTCCGGAAAGTTCCTCGATGCACTGCATCAGTTTACCACCGTATTTGAGCATCTTTTCAGCATAGTCGGACATTTTCTCGACTTTGCTTTCTGTGATTTCAATTATCTGCATAATTATTTACTTTTAGGATTGTTACTACCACTTCCCAAAGCCTTGGCAAGCATATCTTTTATATCGGTAAGGGTATTTTCAACACCGGATACCTTTTGTTCAAGAACGCCGATTTTCTCTTCCTGTTCTTTTTCTTTAGCCAGTTGAGGATTAAGCTCCCTAAGCATGGAATCACAGGAGGAAATTACCTTCTCATGATAAGGTACACTTTCTATTACTCCTCGGCTTATTCTCAACATGGATTCCACCTCGGCATTCATTGCTTCCCGGCTTTCCGATACAACAACTCCATTCGCGCCAAAATTGGCTATCGAAAGATTTGCCGGAAGTTGTTTAAAATCAATAGTTTCCTCACCAACCTTAACCGAAACGTCAACAACTGTTTCCATATTTTGGCCATAAGTTTGCCCTGGTACATACTGTCCGTATTTAGGTTGTGGATTACTTACGGAAACAACCTGCCCTACTTTCAATTCAGGGTTTTCCCCTTTTTGAAGGATATAAAATATATTGGATTGTCTTAGACTCTGAAACATAATTTATTAACTCTTTAAGGAGCGGGATTACTCCCACTCCATATTTTACTTTGCCTTTACAGCATTTACGCTTGTCGCTGCCGGTTCGCCATTGCTGGCAGCAGCCGGTGTTGAAGCCGTAAATTCCAGAAAACGTATAACGCCTGTGCGCTTATTAAGATAAGCAAGACGTTCCGTAGTGCCTGTAACATCTGTTCCAGTAACCGGATTGTTGTTGCTGTCTACAACAGGAACCTTTGAAGTACCTGTAGTAGTACCGGCAACTGCCAATGTCGACTGTCCTAAGTTAGGAGCTATAACATTTATAGGTAAAGCTTCTCCACCTGCCGGAACATCTGCATGAACCTTCAACAGGATTATGCTTTCGCACGGAAGTGCATTATAGCAGTGAGGATTAATACCATAATCTACACTTGCATCCGTTAACTGAACAGCGTTCGTTGAAAGTTCGTAGATACCATTAACGTCAACTCTCCTAATTCCTCTTGCGGAACGATTCATTAGGAAAGGGCTTGGAAGCCAGTAAGGATACATTAAGTTAGGATATAACATAATTACCTCCTTTCTTAGCAACCGCAAGTTCCTAATGTAGATACACCGAAGTTTACAGGAACGGAATAGTTTACAGGAACATAGTTACCACTGGCCGGGCAATAAGGCATCGGGAATGTAGGCGGTTGCGCACATTCGATCTTTGCCAGACGGCTACTCAAATCACTCAACGCAGCACCAAGAGGAGCAGTAGCCTGTGCCACAATCTGCGAAGTCATTGCGGAACTCTTGAATGTGCTGTTTTCTTCACGCAAGTGGTCAATTTTGTTCTGCATTTCACGCATTTCAGCCGCACGTTGTCCGGCAAGAATTTGCTGTGTGCTGTCCTTGATAGAGTTTTGCAAATCACAAGTCTGTCTCTGCGTTTCGTATGCAACAGTAGCGAAGCCTCTTTCTTGCCCTGTAGCAACACCGTTAATGGCATTCTGCAATGTGTTGGTCTGTTGACAGATTGCCAATCGGTTTTCGCAGCAGCATGAAGCTATCTGTTGAGCGATCTGACAATTACCCTGTTGGATAGCATTGATTATCTGCATTGAACTTTGTCCAACCTGGTTACCAACTTGTTGAACTTGAGACATTACACCATTGATGGCATTCTGAACCTGACCGATTGAACAATTCAAATTAGTAGCCAGATTGTTAATTGCTTGTCCGTTTCCTTGAATTGCGCTCATAAGTAGCTCCCTTCCTGCATCATTGTTAATTAAGTTAGGGATACCGGCTCCAGCAAATCCGCCACCGTTACCGCCATCTCCGTTGTTTCCCCAACCGTTGCGTCCGAAAAGTGGGAACAGGAAAAAGAGGAAGATTATCCACATGAACCATGAACCATCACCGCCAAATCCATTGTTGTTTTTACTTTGCATAGCAACTAACAAATTGGGGTCAATGCCTTTCTGCTGCAATAGTGGAGCAAGCATTGCCAGCATTCCACTACCGCCACCGTTCCCGCCTGATTCCGGGAAAACGTAAGTCTTTGTTTCACTCATAATAATATACAATTATAACACGGTCAATATCAACCGCATCACAAAAGTATATAATAGAAACTGCGTAAATCAGAGCTCATTTTCAAGCGATTTGCGAATATTTTGCATATATATTGCAATCATTTTGTTTGTTGTTTTTCGACTCTCAAAAGTAGATATCAGGTAACGTACACTGGCTGATGTTTTGTGAAGCAAAGTGGCGATCTGTTCAGGGTACAGACCGAATTCAGTAAGGAAGAACACTACAATGGAGCGGGCATCGACAACCTCAGTCACTTTACTTGATGAAAGGATTAATTCTGTGGAAACTTCAGTTTCTTTTCCTACAAGGTTCAATATTTCGGCAAAAATCTCTGACTTACACATGGTAATTAATTTTTTTGTTGTATTTTTGCCTTTGCCAATCAGTACATATACCAAAAGAACAAAAGCATACTTCGGAATGTTAAGGATATTATACCCCCTGACACAACCGATGTATGCTTTGGTGTATTAAAGTATTGATTGGCGTCAACTTTAATGTGTCGGGGGTTCTTTTTACTCTGCCCCCAAAAGAGCTACATTTGTTATGATAACCGGCCTTCTACTTACCGGATAAACTTAGTGCTTAGTATTAATTAATGTATCATTTTAGCCTCCTTTCTTTTAAAACATTTTTCCATTGGAAATTGTTATGTAAGTAAAACTTAAACTTTTCATACCGGAAACGGTCTGCGAAGATAGTAGTTCCGGTAATTTACCACATAAACAAGTTATAACTAACTCCGACACCGAAGTACAAACCACCCGGATAACTATATCCTGCCTGCAAGCCCAATCCCCAGCGTTTTCTTTTCTGTACAGGAGTAAGAGTAACAATCTTATTGTCTCTATACACTTCCATGAAGTCAAGGGTCGGATTATATCCACTGACTACCGCCCGGTAATCATCGGTCTTATACTCCTTGCTTGTGATCGGTATCAGTACCGGGATAGAATCCCCTTCTACGGTTCTGTCAGTCGTTGTATCTATCAGAATAGGTAGATATACCGTATCGGTACGTTTCAGAGTCTCTTTTACCGGCTTAGGGATTGTGTCTCTTACTGTGTCCCGGATATGTACGGTATCTCCCTTAATATAAACCGATGACGGCTCGTGCGGATTACAACGCATCCACACGAGAACACCTATAAGCAGGCAGACTAATATCCAAGGGAGGGACTTCATAGGATACTTTCGTTCGAGGTCCATTCCGAACTAGACAACAATACATTTAAATCCTCGCCCTCATAGGTAGGATACGGAAAAGACAACTCTTCCGTTCCGTCATCAGCAATAGTCTTAATCATCTTATGAGGAAATAACTCAGCATAGTGCTGGCATTTCATCAAGGTTTCACTCTCATTTACGCTCTTGCGAGGAACAAGGTTACGCTTGTCTATCTCATCCTGAGGGACCTCTTGCAAGTCAATTGTTGGGAATACAGTGTATTTCATAATTATATAATAAGTTTAAATTTATGCAAGTTTATTCATATTCTACAAGTGTTCCCGTTATTTGTTTGTCGGTCGTGTTGCCATTATACTTACAGTTAATTGCATATATTGAGCATAACTCATCAACCTTTAAGCCTGATGCATTTCCCACCATAACACAAGAATTTATTATCCCTTTCATATCTGTGTGACCACTGGGAGTTGATAAATAGCCAATGCCTATTTTATTATCTTTACAAATAGCGGAATACACATTAACTTTCGCTCCGTATGCTGGTGCGATACCACATTTGCCATTGCCGTCAAATACCCCACCATTAATTGTTCCTACGCATCCATCGTGGTGGCTACATCCATCGTCATTATTATACTCGGATATGCAATCATTTAGAATTGTTGTTCCATAGCCATGAAAATTAAACCCATCGTATTTATTTTTAGTAGAATAACACTTGTTAAAGACAGCGTTTGTATTAATTACTTCAAATCCCATTAGGTTCACACTATTATTTGCTTGACAATAATTTAGTACTACATTATTACAATCAACAATTTTTAATACACTATTGCCTGCTGTATCAAATACAACCTCTTCAATGTGCAAATTATTGCAATTTGTAAAACTAGCGACATTATTATCTAACTGTGTTCCCCTTATTGTAATTACATCCCTACACGGAACCTCGTGCGAATATTCTTCGTTATTATCATAAGGCATAATTGTGATATTGTCCTTATTGACAATTGCAAATGTTTCATTGTAAACACCACGTTTAACTTTAATATTTGTACCTAAACTTAACGCTTTTGCAAACGATGCAAGTGCCGTTTCGATGGTTAAACCATCGTTGTTATCGTCGCCTTCTGTAGATACAAAAATTGTGCGATTTAAAACTTCATTCAATTGTTTTTGGATCGTTGGTACAACTCCTTTTTTTTCGATAACTGAAATTTGTATTTCTGTTTGCTCATACCTTTTCCCAACACAGAGAAATTTATCGGTTATTTCAATTTCAAAAGAATATCTTCCTTCTACCGCCTTGTTATAACATTCTAATTCATGCGTAATTCCACTATATTGTAATGAAGCTTCGCTTATATTATCATCATTTCGGAACCCGCACAAAATTGCCCATGAGGAAGGCGCCGCACTGCCATGCCAATCAATACTAATTTTGAGTTTTTTACCGATATATTGTTCTACATTGATTGCATTATAATACCATGTAGTAGGGCTACCGCTATAATTTATAAGACTCAAGTACTCACCATAATACTTCCCAGAAATAGGTGCACCTAAATCTATTGTAATTTCTTCCTCAAAACCATAGATTTGTTGTTCCACTTCCGCAAAGTTCCCATCAATCCCAGTAGCTAAAGTACCCCATGATTTTTCAGAGTTCTTGGCTATGTCAAATATCTTTTCCATAACTTATTCGTTTTTAATTAATGTTTCATTGGTTATTAAAGTCTCGTTGTCTAACATTGTCAAGTAGCTGGAGATTACTATGTTGATTTTCTGAGGGGACTTGGTGACCTTTCCGGTTACTTCATAGACACCGTTGTCTCCAGATATGGATATGTCGCTAATGGCGTTAGATGATATACCGACCAGCTTATCAGAGGGATTTGACAATGTTATGGTGATAGTGACCGTACTACCCTCAATAACGTATTCCCCCGGATTAACTGAGTAGGTGATCGAGGAGTAAGGGATGTTACTCTTCACAATCGGTCTGAACTCCACCATACCCGGATACAGAGTGCCTAGTTTGTGCTTCTTTAGCTGGCGCTCTATCAAGAACCCGGACATACTATAGGGGAAGAGCATTAAGAAATATAATGCAATTTTAGTACTATGTGCTACATCAATTCCTATAGTATCAGTAGCAGAGCCCCTTACTAAAGGGATGACTCCATTATAAGAATACGTAGTTGCATAAGATATTAGAGAAGGAACAACACTTTCATCATACTTGTTATTTTGCCCGAAAGAATAAGTAGATAGTTTGCTATATTCAAAAAGAAAGGCATTTTGGTTTCCGTCAGGATACAAAGTATCACCTTTAATAATGAAAGGTTTATCTGATGTATTTTCCTCTAACCAAGTTCTCTTTGCAATTACTGTGAAATCGGTGAATGTAGGAACATCTTTATTAATACCGAAGTCATCTACTCCGTCAAAGCATAGAGCACCTGCGAAGTCGGGAATTTGCTCAATAACTAACCCTGTCCAATCTAAGCTAGTGTCATTAACTTTAAACCCGTGACCATTACTACTTGCTCCTGAGGGCGGTAATGTATATATTCCGTCCTTATCTAATCGAAAGTTTTTTAATGAACCATTGTCGTAATACCCATAGTCTACATAACCATTAGAATTAATACCAGATACTTTTATCTTAAAACTAGGCAATTCAGTTACATACCACATTAACCAAGTTCTTTTTAAACTACCATTAACGGTAAAACTATAACTATTATAGCTTATATTAGATTCGGCATCTTTTGACCAAATACTAAAATTAGTAACATATTTACCAATCCCACTTCCCGGATTCCAACCAATATTGAACAACTGCAAGTCTCGGCTATTACCACTATAATCAATCAGCTTATCACCAAACTGTGCATGATTATCATTAGTAAGACCTTGCTTCTTCACATTGTAGTAAATATCAGGCTTAACATACTTGTCCAAGTTGTAGTAGGCTATTACTTGATTAATCTCGTCAGTAGTTAATACTCGTTTGGCAATGAAAGTCCAGTACCAAGCAACAGAGGAAACTTCCGTAGGGCTACCGTCCTTGATATAACCAGCGACACTATAATGAATATCACTATAATTAGTTATATTATAACCCATTGCTTCGTAATCAGCCTTATCACCAAGTATATTGTTGATTAGATTACTTGCTCCCACCTCTGTATTACCTTTAGATATCTTATATCCATAGATACCTGTTTTACCGGAAGTCTTAACATTGGTTCTACTCCATATATAACCTTCTCTTATATAATTAGTAAATCCATAGCTATCAGGGACTGGTGATATCTGGTGAATCATAGACACCACCGTTAACTCCTTGCTTCCGTCCAGCATCTCGGATACAGGATTCTGACTGACAATCATGTCGTTGACTCCGTCAGTACATAGTGAACCTTGCAAAGAAGGGATAAATTCAATAGTACAACCTATCCAATCTTCAAGTTCTGTACCAGAATCAATCAAAAATCCATGACCATTGGTAAATCCATAGCTATATGGAAATTCGTAAACACTGTCATTATCAATACTAATATTAGTAAGAGCATCCCCTTCATTCTGTGCATACGAGTATATCAATCTTCCATTACGAGGAATACCTGTTACTTTAGCCTTAAATGCTTTAGTATGAGTGTTTCCTTTCCATATAATCATACGATAAGAATTGATTCCTCCAACATCGCTTATTATGACTTTATCGGGGCGGACATCTAAGAGTTCACTAGCGTCTCTACCCCAAGCTGTAAAGTCTTCTTCATACTTCCCATACCCGCTATTAAGCTTATACGCGAAGTTGAGTATCTCAAAATCCCCTCCCCTGCCAGGAAGCTTGTTCTTGATGATATTGCGGTCGGGATCAGTGTTGCTCTTTCCGTCAGCTATCCATACACCTGCCAAGGCAGACAATACATCGGGAGAGATGTAGGGACGGTCGATAGCGGAAGAAGCTCCCGGAACTCCCAACTTAATCGCATTGAAGCGGATAGGATCAAGCCCTATCGCATCAAGCCTAATCGGATTTAATCCTATCGCTCCCATTACTCTTCTGATTCAAAATATTGAGCCTTGACCGGCTGCGTCTCACATTCAATCTTGATGTATTGTCCGGGGATTATTCCGACAATCGGACGGGCGAACTTCTTATCGTAATTCCTGCTCTATACAACAGAGAAGTTTTCTCCGTCATAGCTTATATACACCCAAAGCTTACCTCCTTTTTCAAATGTGATCTGCAATCCTATTTCTGCCGAATTTACTTGTACAGTATCACTTATATAATTACGTTCGCCTTTAGCGAATGTTATATCTGTTAATGCCATGACTGTTCCTCCTATAATTATGATTCAAATTTGATATCGTTAATTCTATTCAACCACCCTCGTTTGAACTTGTTGTTTGCAGGACGTTTCCGGCAGATGTCCTCTATAAAATCAAAACGAGCAATCTTGATCCGATCAAATAACTCGCGTGGATTCTTAGAATTAACTGCCGAAACAGTTTTTGGTCCGACAATACCGTCAGGAATTACACCGACCAATTCCTGCGGGATCTTGATACCATGAATACCAGAGGCCCACAACCAATCAACGAGAATATTAGCAACTGATTGAGATTTTATCTCGTCAGCCATCCAACGGTCCCAATACATTTTTTTCATGATCTCTGTCCATTCCTCCTTAGAGAGATTCTTCAACCTTTCTATTGTTGGTTTTGGATAGCCTTTTTTCTTGCAATAAGCCTCATAGGTGGAGATTGTTACTCCCATATTGGTAGCTCCTCCTAAATCATCAGGATCATTTACGAAACCACCTTCCCATTTTAAGATGAACGGTGCCAATTCTTTTACATCTGCCATATTTCTTTCCTCCTATAAAATCAATGTTAATACTCCCAACGCCAGACCCACGCAATCACAGATGATGTCTTTAATTGAGAACTCTGTTTTCTTACAATACTTATCGTATATCTCCTTCAAGATGAAGATCACGACGGTTATAATGATTGCTTCCCATAGTGGCACAATTCCAAAAAACTTTGATAGCCATATTACCAAGTTCTGGCACACTATAATGTGAGCCATGCCGTCTAATCCTATCTTGGATAGAGATTTACTGATTAATGTCTCAATTCTATTTATCCAATTCATCTACTTCCTCCTTTTCTATAATTTCCTTCACATCCTCCTTATCAACCTTAAACACCTTCTTACCAAACACACCCAAAGCCCCGATAAGATTGATGTTAATCCCCTTTGGCTTCAGTATATTCCCAACGATTGAGCATCCCTCTATAAAGCATACCAATAAGCAGGAGTACACATCAATAGGATATTCATTATGACTCGCTACGCTAATCATACAGACCATGCATACGAAAGCAAAGTAAGTAACCATTTTTCCCATGGTCGCACGAATTGCGCGAGAGAATCTTACTTTATCACCCATTAGCATGCTTTTCCTTACTCCGAACAGGAGATCACAGAGAATTACCGCACACGTAACAATCAGCCATGGAATCATATTTTGCAATGATTCGGCAACAAACGCTCCGGCTATTGCGGCGAAACTGCCAGTAGTGGTATGGATTATCGCTTCTTTCATATTAGACAAGTCAGATAAACAGTTAACAACGAAATTACCTCAATCCAGAACATAGGCTTCCTTTTGACAAGAGTCGCAATGAAGTTACCCGTCCAGTTCTCACTCATGGAGATAGCCATGTAAGCAATAAATCCCACCCATAAGAAGAGCCAATACCAGGCATTACAACCTACCCATATCTGGGAGAAGATTAAGGACATGGCGGCACCGATACAGTGGGCGGTTTTCTGGCTTCCTTTGAAATTGGGAGACACACCCAATACAATCATCCCGACAACCGAAAGGAATACAAGAAACTGGCTGTTCTCGGAACTGGCTTCCAATGCAGCCGGAAGAAGCAATGCGCCAAAACCGACCATGCAAAGAGTAAACCAAAACTTATGCGTCAGGGCGTAGTAGGTATCACTGATTGAATAAGGGATTTCTTTACCCTTCTTTATCATCGCAAAGACATATCCGGCGATGAGGATGAATGACATTAATACTAGTAGAATCATAGGTTTATCTGTTTATAGTTTATAATACAAAATTGAGTTTCTCCGGATAACCGGTTTTATAATTATAGGAATTAACCTCTTCTTTGCTAAGCAAATTTTTTACGGTTGCAATATGAGCCTGTGTAGTATTGTAGCAGTCAAGAGCGTACAACTCCAATGAGTTCAACATTAAGAAAGCACTAGATATGGGTATTGTATATTTTACAGCATCAAACCACAGAACTGTATTAAGCCTTCCCGCTTGATTCTCAACATTAATTGAGTTAACTAATCCTACGCGGGTATCCTTATCTAGCCAGATTTGCTTTCCGTCTAACATAAAAGAGTTTACGGCATCTGACTGATCGTAGGTTTTGATCTCTGCTATCTTCATATCTTTCAATTCTTCAATGTCGTACTCATATTCTACCAAAATAGGATGTCTATTTTTGCTTTCAGCTATTATCAAGCCGGTAGATTGACCAGCCAGTAACTCTTGATAATACTCTTCTGTAATTTCTACCGAGCCTTCCTGGGGCTCATCGTAGAATCCATTTTTCCAATACTTCATAATATTTGTTTTTAATTTATTTCCAGCGACCGATCGCAAACCAGTCCCATGATTCTTGTGATAAACCAGTAGTACCCCCACTTGCATAATTTCTATTCAAATAAAATCTACTAACTGTTTTATTTATTGCCAAAGGAGATGATGAATATACGGCGGAGTCACTACTAGGCTTATATACAGTTGCAAATATTTTATATTCAGTATTATAAAAAGATGTAGGCATAGTCACACTATACGCTGCTATAGATGAACCTCCAACTCTACCCCATTGTACAAGTAATCCATTATTGAACTTTGCATAACCGTTCAGGGATAGGTTTACACTTATGTCATTTGATAGATCTGCTTTCGCATACGTAGTCCCAAGAGAACTTTGCCCAAAAAGAAGCACTAAAACGAACAATATTTTTCTACCAAGTTTGTACATAGCTTGATTTTATTATAATAAATTTACTTCCACCGTCCAATAGCAAACCAATTAAAGCCCCCCCAAAATGCACCGTTATTCACATCTGTCGAATGGTACAAGCCGAACATTAAAAATGAAGATTTGTTTTGAGTCCAGACATCTCCTGTATAATTCGTCGTATCATCTACAGTTCTCTTCATTGTAACCAATACGGAATAATTAGTATCATAAAAGGATATCGGCAGATATATTGTTTTATTCCGTCCTGATGAGCTGCTGTATCCCCATTGAATCAACAGTCCATTGTTAAACTTGGCATAGCCGTTCTGATTGAGACTTACCGTCATGGCGTTGGAAAGGTCGGCTTTAGCCAAGTTTGGAATTTGTCCCAATAGCTCTTCAATCTTAGCTCCCGAATATTGACTGTTATAATCATTCATAAAACTTACTCTTTATAACGTTAAACGTACTACCGTCAGACAGTAGAAACCGTCCTTCGGTCACAGCAAATGCCTGTCTTTTACCTTCTTGAGACACCGTAGTAGAAACAGAAGCTGGATTATTACCCTTAGTAGTTGAGAACACGACAATTTGTTGCCTGTCCAATCCTTCATTGGCAATGTCACTCATTACGCTTGCGGCCCCATTAGAGCCGGGCGTAATGACAATGTTTCCTTCTCCTTTCTTCCAAGGTACAAGTATATCCATTATGCAGCAGTCCAAGAAGTGTTAGACGTAACATTCACGGATACCGCAGAACCATTCTGAGGAATAGTAATTTCTGTCGGAGAAACAGACAATGTAGCATCACCGGCAGCTTGTTTGATAGCAATCTGAGCTGCTTGTCCACCATTAGCTGTTACCTTTAAGGTTCTAACGACTTCTTCAATAGTATCGTTTTTAGGGAATTCCAATTCAATAGAAAAGGGAAATTCCGCAGTAGCTCCTGGATCACCAGTAATAGTAGCCGCATTGTTGGTCTGAGTTCCATTTGCACTATACTTTGCAGGTAAAGTAACATCAGCCACACTTCCAGCCCATGCAAATGTTAGCTTCGAAGAGTTTGTTTTACCTTCAACAGTAACAGTACCCGCAGTTTTAGGGGCAGACATTTCAGTTCCATTGTCAAAAGAAGCAAACTCAGACTTCGGAGATTGAGTCACCTTATAGGTAGAAGGAGTAGATACACCAACACCGGTAACTGTTACTGTTCCCGTGCGAGCTGTACGCCCAGTATGAGCGTCTGCGCTATTCGCAATTGTTCCGTTACCCGAACCGGTAGACGGATTTAGTTTTAACCAACTAGGTTTTGCCATAATTCAATTCATTAAATAATTAAACAATATATTTTTATTCTTCTGTTGACGTAGTCCATACCACATTTGATAGCACATCAACGTTATCCTCAAAATTATTAGAAGGCATTAACCATATATAATCCGGAGACACACTCAAATAAGCATCCTTTCCTACATCGCAAACAACACCTGCCGTAACTCGGATTGAAGGAGCAAAACAAGCAGAGACATTTATACCTCCTGTATCACCTGCCTTGACCTCAATCTTCGGGTTAACTATTATGTTTACTTGTATGCAACTCATATTGTCAAACCGTTTTAATACCTGTACTTATTCGGTCTATTTCCTTACGAATCCCCCCCTCACAATCCGAATCAGGAATGTATGCAGTAGTTTCAATATTTATATCTCCACTCCCTATAATTCCGGTATCAATATAAGCCTCGTAATTCTTCTCATCAACACGTTTCATGTCCTTCTTCTCTATAAATTGGGACCGATTTGAATATACATAGAACTTACAAGAGAAGTCTACATCGTCCATTGTTAACCCCGAGGGGAACTCAATGGAGAGCATCACCTTTATTATTGATCCTTTTACTCGCATACTGAAAGAGCTTCGTTGACAGCTACCTGAACAAATGCTACAAAATTTGTTTTCACATACCCTTTGATCTGCTCTGCCTGTTCAGGAGACAATTCCACTTCACCGTTCTTATAAATGTTTTGCGCAAGCTCCAATTCTCCTAAATCAGAAGTCTTTTGGTAAATCGCATTGCCTAACATTTTTGAAATATCAAGTGAATTCTCCTTTCCCTCGATATCCTTTACTTCAATTTTTCTAAAATCTATTTTCATAATTATCTAGTTTTACCAAAGGTTTGAATTATTACCTATTATCACCATATCCCATGCGAAGTTTTGGATATTACTTCCATACCGAACCAGGAATGCAAATTC